TTTTCCCTGAGTATGGCTTGTTGGTGCCGGTCTTCCATCTGCGGGATTGTTGGCGTTGGCTTGTGTGGCGCAAACGCTTCATCAATACCGTCAAGAAGTTCAATCATTGAATCCTGCCATTTTTTGCGCTCTGTACCTGTCATTTCTTCATAATCTTCACAAGATAAAACTGGCGGGAACCCGTGATATCGGGCCAGGTCGTTGTTTGAGTCGTTGTTCATGGTCTTATCCTTTATTCGCTGCGGGGATGCGCACAACATCGTCGTGCCATTTTCGGAGGCTGTGACGTGGGTCACACATTTCCTCGGCGTATATGTCAAAGTCTGGGAAGTGTGCGTCTGTTGCGGCCTTGCGTGCTGCGTCGTCGGCTCTAGCCCATTGGATTTGTTGTGCGTCGTCGGCGGCATCTTGTTCTGCGTCGGTCATGGTCGTCTCCTTGGTTGGATTAACGGCTTCGGATTGCTAAAAGGCTTGCGCCAATTGCTGACCCGAATGCCGATGCCAAAATTACTACGCCTGCCCAGTGCCAAAAGGACTGAAACGTAAATTCTAAAAATTCCATCATGGTCGTATCCTTGGTTGCTTATGCCTCACCATACGGCGGGCAATCTCACATGGCAAGCGTTATTTTCGGACAATGCAGAATTATCACGTTGACAATCCAGCGGCAATGTCCGAAGGTAAGCACATGATTAACACAACAAAGGAAACGACATGCCCATACCTTTTGACGACGAAATAGAAGCGGGGTTCAAGCGAACTCTGGCAAAATTAAAGGCTAATGAGGACGCCAAAAACGGCTCCGGCGCTTTCGATCATTCAGTAAAGCGCGGCCAGCTTATAATGCAAAAGTTTGCCAATGAATTGACACTAGAGGAAGCCGAGTTCCTCAAGTCGCCACCACCTGCAAAACAACACTAAACAAAGGACGAACACATGAAAACTATCCAACCAGCAGAACAAAAAGCCCTAGACCAGATTGCAAAGTTTCGCACGCGCACCGGCATGGCAAAAACAATGTTCGGCAAGCACGCCGTGGGCGATGCCAACCTGATCGGCCAGCTTGAGGGCGGGCGGCAGTTGCGCCACGAAATGCGCGAAAAGATTAAGGCGTTCATTGCAACGTACAAGGTGAAGAAATGAGGTGGTGCATGAAAAATTGGGATTTTACATTCTGGGTGTGTTTAATCCTTGCGTTTCTCATTTGGGTCTTTGTTGACTCAGAAAAGCGGCGTTTTGAGTTCCGCACTGACTGCGCTGCTGCTGGTGGCGCAACAATCGGCACTAGGACTGGCCATTATTGCACCAGAGCAGAAAACATCATTGAATTGGGGGCAAGCATAAAACGCAACGCCCTAAAGGCCAAGCCATGACCCCAACAAAAACCGCAACCGATTGGAGCGCAGCACGGGGCCGCTACATTGCCCTAATGATGCAAGGGCGCATTGGTGAGGCACGCAAGCACCTGCCACGCCTACGGGCTGCAAATCATGCTGTAATGGCGGAGGAATTATCTGATGGCTAAATGGAAAGCACCCCAGAAAGCGCGCCGCGACGAAAACGAGCCGGAGATATTCGCAATCCTTCGGGCGTATGGCTTCAACGTAGAGCCGACAGACAAGCCAGGGGATTGCATAGCGGGCTATCGGGGCCGCAACTACATCGTGGAGGTTAAGAACGGACCCAAGGCGACGCTGACGAAGTACCAGAAGAAGTTCATTCCGCAATGGACGGGGCAACACGTCATTCTCTGCGATATTGAGGAGGCCGAGGTGTGGTGCAAACTGATCCGCGACGGGTTTGACGCGCCAGTGCAGTTTCGCGGGCAAGGTGGTGACACATGACCCGATATTTAGACAAGGCAGAACGCATCAAGGCTCTTGAGTGCTTTGCTCAGGGATTAGGCGTTGAGGACATTGCGGTGATCCACGGGTTTCCTGTTTACAACGTGCGTTTATTTATGCGCCAGCTTGCTGATGACGGTGTGTTTGAGCGGGTGTATTCTAACCGGAGATTGAAACGAAAAGCGTTGGACCCCGTATAACAAACAACCCCCAGCAGATTAACGCTGGGGGTTGCCTTTGCTTAGAAAATTGTCTACAGTGTAAAAAGCGGCGACGCGAGGGACTAACCTCAAGCGCCGCCTGAGATGCACGACCTTGGGAAGGGTCATCGCGCATCTGTCGCAAACATACCGCACAAGCGGGCATATTGCAACTAGAACCCTCCTGATTTTTGACGGTTTACAACAAACCGACGTAGTTTTGCTCTATGCACTCTAAGCAATGAGATATGATCTGGGGCCATCACCCGTCCCTGCGCAATCCGGTCCTAACTAGGCTGCGCGAGAAGTGCGAATACAAACCCACCGGCTAGATCGGGGACCGCTAAGGCGCGGGGCTGGATAAAACCCAGCGGGCAGCGGCTGGCCATCGTCAAACGGCATCGCACGGAAACAGATCAGGAGGCGTTAGGTGTTGCTCTGTATATCGGGGGCAGCAACGGGTGTCGGGCTATGTCTAACCACTGGAAACTGTAACAAAAGAGTTGATGACAAAAAATGCCGCACCTGTTGACACGGGTACGGCATTGATGTTTTATGGTCATGCAACCACGCAAACCATAAGGACTTATAACATGGAAATGACACGAGTAAACGTAACGCCGTCTATGGCTGGAATTTGGCTTGAAACGCTGAATGAAAATAACCGTTCTATCTCACGGGGCAAGGTCAACGTATACGCCGCCGAGATTACGGACGGAACGTGGCGCAACACGCACCAAAACTGCATCGCGTTTTACGAAGACGGCATCTTGGCCGATGGGCAGCACCGCCTATCCGCCGTCGTTCAAGCTAAAAAGCCTGTTGAAATGTTTGTTGCGACTGGTTTGTCGCGGGTAGACGGTGCCGCAATTGATCAGGGCCGCGCCCGCAAGCTAACCGATGCGCTTGTCATTGGGGGCATGGTTGAATCAAGCAAATACATTTCTGCGCAGGTTGCTATCTTGCGTATGGTGCGCCATGCGGAAACCGCAGACATTCGGGCAATGACAGCAACCGCCACGGCTGAAAAGATTGCAGAAATGAGTGACGGAATCTACTTTGCCACCGAAAACACGGGCGCGGCTAAAAGCGGAGTTGGCAACGCCGCAGTGCGCGGTGCGGTTGCCGTTGCATTTTACGAAATTCCAGTTGTTAAATTGCAAAGGTTTTGCCGTGTTTTGGTGACTGGTATGCCATACGGCCCAGAGGATATGATGATTATTCGCGTTAGGAATTGGCTTATGGAGGGCCAAATTTCGGCGACGCCGCGCAATAAGCTGGAAGCATATCGCATTGTTTTGAACTTTATAAAGGCATACAGCGCGGGCCACGATTTGAAAAAGGTTCGCAAGGTAGGAAAAAACCCTTGGGAGTTGGGGATTTTTAACAATGACTGAACATAGGAAACACATGCGGATTGCATTGTCTGAGGCTGAATACGACAAGTTCAAGGCAGCAAAGGCCAAGGCGGAGGCAGCAACGCGGGTTCTAATGAGCGACCCGCAATACGCGGCTAGTTTGATCCGATACGCATCACGAGGGGCTGGGGATGATTGAAACCCCAGCTAACATTCTAAGCCACCACGCAGACAGTGACGCCGTTGACAGCTTCATCGCATACCGCAAGAAGCACAAACGAGCGCCACTGTCAGAGCGTGGGGCGCTGATGATTGCAAAGACACTGCGCAGCATCAATGAGAACGGCGGTGACGCCACAGAAGCGCTAGACATGGCTCAAGAGCATGGCTGGCAGACAATCAAGGAGGACTGGTATTTTGGACAGAAACGCACAACTACCCGCAATTCTAACGGCAACACTTCCAACAGTGACGCCACAGCACGCGCGGTCGCTTTCGCCGGAACAGCTAGACGCACACCGACAGAAGATTGCTTTTGATGTAAAGGTGTTCATGGCGAATGGTGGCTATTGGGATGCGCGGGAAGGTGACGAGATTGACGCGGCAGCGCTGGCCGAATGGGCTGACCGATTGGAGGATTGGCATCAACCGCAGATTATTTACGCACTGCGCAAGTTCCAAGACGGCAACCCAAGCAAGCGGCCCAACCCTGGACATATCTTGGCAATCTTAAAGGAGACACGGGGCAAGGCTGAAATTAGGCGCAACCCGTTGCCTAAGCTGCCTGCGCAGACAGTCACGCGCGTTGCACCTGATGCGGATATGAAGGCACGGGCAGACGCTATCATGGCAGGCTTTAACACGGGAAAGGTGCTGTGATAAAAAAGCGCAAAACAACAGAGCGGTGGATCGCTGACATCTTTCAAACCCCAAGGCTAAAACGTAAAGCCGATGAGGCGGACCGCAGAATTGACAGCAGCGTTGGCGCTCAAATTAGATCCGCATCTAATAAATCACCAGATACAGACTGGCGCACGATTGCCCGAAAGGAAACCCCATGAATCTCCAAGACATCGCAGAAGCAACAGCCGAACACTACGGTACAACCGTAGAGGCTATGGGCGGATACTCACGCTTGCCCGAAGACGTGCGCCCGCGCCAAGTGTATTGCTTCCTAGCCGACAAGTGGACGGGCGATTCCAAATCACAAATAGGGCGCATCATTCGCAGGGACCACACGACGGTTACATCTTCTCTTGCAAGGGTGGCGCATTATGATATAAGTGCGGAAGTTGCCGCAATCGAATGTGTTGCGTGCATCGACTGGAACGCAATCGCGTTTACAACCAACAGAAACCAAGGAGAACGCTATGTCTAACGTTTAGTAACTGCAAAAGACTTCAACCAACAGAAAACATGAAGGGCCAAGACCATGACAGCAAAATATGACTACGAAAGCCTTGACGAGTTTATCAAAGACCGTGCAATGGATACCCACCTTGGCTTAAAGGCTGCGGCTGGCAACGAAGTTCTTTTCCATGATATAATCCGCAACGTGATGAAGCACGCTTTTCAGTGCGGTGTTGTTCACGCGGGCGGCGAAATTATCAACTCAAACTACGAATAACATAAAAGGACTAAACCTATGACAGACAACACAACATACCGCGTCACAGCCGACGAACTGCGCCAATTCATTGAACGGGTGGAACGGCTGGATGCTGAAAAGGCCGACATCGCAGACGCAACCAAAGAAGTGATGGCCGAAGCCAAGGGCCGTGGCTATGACACCGCCCTGATGCGCAAGATTATCGCACTGCGCAAGCGCGACAGCGACGACATCGCAAACGAGGAATGTATCTTGGATACCTACAAAGAAGCACTTGGTATGTAATGAAACATTTTACATGGATGCTAATTGTTTCGGCAATTTGGATTTTCGGCAGTTTGATACTGGGGTTGGTAGGCCAGCCGTACCTGCTTGATTCAGGAATGTTTTTAGGCGCGATTGCAGGTTCATGGAGCGCAATATACACAATGCCAAACAGAAAACAGGAAAGCAAATAGCATGAAAAATATCACAATCGCCGGAAACATCGGCAAGAGCGCAGAAGTCCGCACGGCCGGTCAAGGCAAGGTTACAGGCTGGACGGTCGCAGTAGACGACGGATGGGGCGACAAAAAAACAACCATCTGGTTCGATTGCAATTGGTGGGGCCAGCGCGGGGAAAAAGTTGCGCAATACATCCAGAAGGGCGGCAAGATTACCGTTGCGGGTGAACTGTCTAAGCGTGAACACGACGGCAAGACCTACCTCACGGTCAACGTGTCTGACGTGACGCTGCAAAGCAAGGCGGACGGCGGCGGGCAGTCAGGCGACCAGGGCGGCTATGGATCGGGCGGGCAGTCACTTGCGGGCGCTGGGGGCGGGTCTTATAATGGGCCAAGCGATGGAATTGATTCCGACGAAATCCCCTTCTAAGCAATTTAACGCTTGGACAATTCCGAATTATGATATACAACAACAGGGCGGGCGACGGTGTAACAATCACCCCGCCCGCCTTTAACGTATCAAGGGAGCCATAAACATGACAGGTTTAATTACAGCCGCCGTTTTTTCCCATCGTCTGCACTGCTCTGAATGCGGCAACCTGTTGCGGCTTAAACGGGGCGTGCAGGTAGCAGAAAAGGCAGAGAAGACATCAAAAGACACACGGCCTCACGGGACAGGCGATAGCGTGACGTTTATAGAGCCTTGTCAAAGCTGCATTGAAATTGCAACAGCGCCCGCTCGCGCTCTTAAAGCCGCAATGGATTTGTTCTAGTAACCCCCACAACACCAAAGGAACCATGACATGACAAACCCACACCCAAACCCCGTTACATACCTCGGCGCAGTCTTAGACGCATACGCCGCAGACATAGACAACCCCGACACGCCCAACATTCCCCAGCACGCTGTGACGCTGCTACGTGACGCATTCACAGCCGTTGGCGTTGACTTTGATCTGCGCGAAGGGGTAGCGGCATGAACTGTTTGCGCAAGGCGGAACTAGCGGCCAGAATTATGGCGCATGGGTGCAACGTGTATTCATCTAACAAAGACTCGGAACACGATCAGCGGATCAAGGCGACACGTTCGGCGGGGACATCTGCGGCGTGCGGTGCTAGATGGATTGTAGCGCGTGACAATCTGCGTGCGGCTGGCCTTGAACCATTATCTTTGGGGGTATCGGCATGAACGACCCAATTTTGAACCTGCACCAGCGCATGGCCGCAGTTATGCGCGAAGTCACCTATATTCAGAAGGAAACCAAACAGGGGATGCAATACAAGATTGTTTCCCACGACAAGGTAACTGCCAAGGTTCGGCCCGCGTTGCTTGCCAATGGCGTAATTTACTACCCTATCCGATGCGACACCGCGCAGAACGGCAACCGGACCGAATGCAATATGACTGTGCGTTTTGCCAACATTGACGACCCGCAAGACTTCATTGACGTGGAAAGCTGCGGGCATGGCATTGACACGCAGGACAAGGGGCCAGGAAAAGCGCAATCCTACGCGGTCAAGTATGCGCTGCTTAAGGCGCTTGGCTTGGAGACAGGCGACGACGCGGACCACGACAGCATTGAACACAGCCGCGTAGACCCCGCCTTGCACCAAGCGGCAACAGCGGCAGCTATCCGCATGATTGAAACAGAAACCACCCTTGGAGGTCTTGGAGAATATTGGGGCGAACTTGCCAGAAACGAAAAAGCCGTAAGCGCAGACAAGCGCGTCATTGCTGCAAAGGAAAAGCGCAAGGGCGAACTGGCGGAGGTGACATGACCAAGCTAAAAGTCCTTGACCTGTTCAGCGGAATCGGGGGCTTTAGCCTTGGCCTTGATCGCGCAGGCGGGTTTGAAACAGTGGCGTTCTGCGAAATTGAACCATTCCCGCGCAAGGTGCTTGCAAAACATTGGCCGGAGGTGCCTTGCTATGAAGACGTTACCAAACTCACAGGCGACATTCTTAGACGCGACGGAATTTCCGTTGATGTCATTACAGGGGGATTCCCGTGCCAAGACATTAGCGTTGCTGGAAGGCAAGCAGGCATTGGGGAAGGCACCCGCAGCGGCCTTTGGTCCGAAATCGTCCGACTTATTGGCGAATTGGCACCCCGCTACGTCATCGTGGAGAACGTCGCAGCGTTGCTTAGTGGCCCAAGTGAACAACGAGGGGGATGGTTTGGCTCAATTCTCGGAGACTTGGCCGAGTGCGGGTATGATGCGGAATGGGAAAACATACCTGCGGCAGCCGTGGGCGCTCCCCATCGTCGCGAAAGGGTCTGGATTATTGCCTACCCCACGCAGTTGCAGCGCAATGGCAGCGGAGAACATAGGCAACCGAGTAAACGACAAGTTTCCAAATCTGGAAAGCGTGGTGGCGCGGAGTTTGTGGCCGACGCCGCAAGCCAGCGACAACAGGGACAGGGGAAACTTGAGCAACCCGTCAGTGCAACGCCGACTAGCAATAGGCAAGCAAGTATCCTTGGGGCAGTCCGTGTCGCTAGAGAATGGAGCATTGAACCCGACGTGGGTCGAGTGGCTAATGGGGTTCCCCAGCGGGTGGACCGACTTAAAGGATTAGGCAACGCCGTCGTCCCGCAAATCCCCGAACTAATAGGCCGCGCGATTATGGAAGCGGAGGGCATGACGTGATGCGATCAGCCGTAACGCCCGAACAGGCAGGGCGATTGGCGGAATGGGTGGAGGGCTTGCCGGTACCTTTCACCCTGACATTCAAGGAAGGGAAGGTGCGCACGCTTGACCAAAACGCATTGCTGCACAAATGGTTTGGAGAAATCGCCAAGCAAAAAGGCGACAGGACCGCCATGCAGGTCAAGGGCGAGTGCCATAACGAATACGCGCTGGCGATCAAGATGCGTGACCCCCAATGGGCTTGGGTGTGGGTTAGAACCGGCGCGATATTGGACTATGAGCAGCAATGCAGGGCGCTAACGTCTGGCGTGTTCTACGTGTCGAGCGGCATGTCAGTGCCAGAATTATCGGAATACATGGAAGCAATGAGCCAAGCATATCGAAGCAAAGGCTTTAGATTGACAGACCCAGAGGGTAACAGATGAGCGGTAACGAAGTTTGGAAAGGGTCAAAGGCCCAGCGCGCAACCTTGCGAGATAAATTTGACGGGCGCTGCGGGTATTGCGGCGAGGTGTTGGTGAAAATGCAGGCGGACCATATTGCGCCAGTGACCCGATTAATAAATGATGTAGGTGGCAATCCATTGCCTGTCAGCGAACGCCGCATGATGAACCCAGAAAGAAATGTTGTTGGCAACATGATGCCGACTTGCCCACAATGCAACAACAGCAAAGGCGGCTATAGCCTGGAAGGCTGGCGCGACCTGCTTAAGCGTTCTGCGGAAATTGTTGCGCGCGAAAAGCCAATCTTTCGGGCGGGCGTTCGAATGGGCGTGATAAGGGTTAGCGACGATCCAGTGATTTTCTACTTTGAGAAGGCGGGCGTGCCAAAGGAGACCACATGAGCCAGATCAACACAGGACGCCCAGCGTACCAAAAAGGCCAGACACCACCTAAGGCACCCCGCAAGCAAATGAAGCGCAACACCAAGCCTAAAGACGTGTGCGAACCTGGCAAGATGTTTGTGTCAGAAAAACTACGTAAATTTGCCAAGGGCCAACCGTGCCAGATGCAAGGGCCTTGGTGCAATGGCGACAACGAAACAACGGTTCTCTGTCACGTCAGGCGCAGGGCGGGCGCGGGGGCCAATCAAAAGCCGCACGACTGGTGGGCATATCATGGTTGCAGCGATTGCCACGCGCGAGAGGATGAAGTTAGCAACCAATACTTGCTGCACGCGATACGCCGGACGCAATACGTCGTGTTTGAGCATTTCGCCACCCTGACCCCGTGATTATTATTCTGTTATATCCGAATTAGGGCTTGCTATGGGAATCAACTAGACTTAGTGTGAGGATAGAAGCAAACAAAGGATAAGGCCATGACCGTTAGAAAGTTAAAGGCAAAGCAGCGCGGCCCTTGGTGCAGTTATTGCGGCGAAAGAGCAACCCATACTAGGGGACATCAAAAGCATTCATGCACCTATCACCTGCCCGACTTGCGGGATTTTGATTTACAGGAAAATAAAAAAGACAGCTACCAAACAGAGGGCGAATGGCAAGCGTTAGGCCGCTGGTAAAGCCTCGCCCACCAACCCCAACAAAGGATAAGACCATGGACGCGGCAACAAAACTAAAGACAGCGCAAGACGCAGCTCAAGAGGCAGAAAAAAGAATGATTGCATTTTTGATAAAAAGTGAAGTTTTTGATGGAATCACGCTTTCTGTAATTAAACAGATATCTAATGAGACCAGATCAATCGCATTTGACGCAACCGAAGCATTTCGCCTGCACATGTGACCCAGCCAGCCAACCCCAACAAAGGATAAGACCATGACACCTAAGACAGCAGCCAAAATGATGCAGGAGTGCGCAGACCTAACCCGCGCCGAGACCAAAGCCAACCAATTCTTGGGGGAAGCCGCAGACAAGCGTGCCGCCCTTGAAGCAGCCGGTGGACTTGCCAGCGACATGACCATGCGCGATGAATTTGCAGGGCAGGCTTTGGCTGGCGTTATGGTTACTTGCCAAGGCGACACCAGATTGATTAACGAAACCACGCCAGAAATGTTTGCACGGAAAACCTATGAGGTGGCCGACGCAATGCTAGAGGCACGCAAGACATCAAAGGGAGACAAGACATGAAGCGACTTGAAAAGATATTGGCAGACATTAAAGCCAGAACCATTGTCTATGAAGCCTTAGACGCAGATGCGGAAGCAACAGCAAGCGAGGCATGCGACGCATGGGACGAACTAGCCGAGGCATACCTAGCCGAAGCCAAGGAACTGGACCGGATCGACATTGAAGGAGACGACGCATGACACAACGAGCAAACGACTTTCTAATCTGGCGGGCGGGATCGTCGGTTAACTGGGAATGCACCGTGCAAGAGATTGCAGACGAAACTGGAATCCCATATAGCACCGTATCATTTACGTGCAGGAGCAAAGGCTGGAAGCTAGTTCACGGCAACGTCGCAGACAACCTTTTAAACAGGCCAGGCATTGACCACATCATGGCAAGCCAGCAATTACAGGGCAGGGGCGCAACATGAACGCCGACACAATCCCGCATGTAATCGCCAACGCGTTCAAGGTACCAACCCACGCCACAACCATTGAAGCCCTAGTCGGCGCGGCAATCCTCAAGGCAGAGCGTAAGGCCAAGCACGTCGCAAAGATGCCGAAAGACATGACGGCACATTTTGGCGCGGCTGTTGTTGATCCGGTAAAGTGGCGGTTGAAGGTCCTAGAACTGGTTGCCGCGCTTGAAGGCAAGCCACCTCTCAGCAGCAAGCAACTTGGAGCGCTATTGGGCTGCGCAAGGGAAACAGCGGTCAAGCGTGCAATGGAGGCAATCAAGCAGGGCATGGTCCGCAGATATCCAGGCAAGGGCAACAGCCCAAAGAACCCGATTTTCGTTTATGAGATAGTAAAGGGGCGCAAGCCATGACCGACGACAACGACCATCGAGGCGACGACGTGCATCCTGTTGAGGTGGCGATGCGGGATTACGATGAGGGCATGACGGGCTGGCAACCGATTGAGACTGCACCTAAGGATGGAACACAGTTTTTGGCTACTGATAAATATTCAATGGCAGTTGGATGTTTTTATGATGAGACCAGTTACTCATATGATTTTAGGATATCTCATTTTGCCATCTCACAGTATTATGGCTGGAAACCTACACACTGGATGCCCCTACCCGCAGCGCCAACGGAGGGCGAATAGGATGGCTCATAAAATGAAAGTAGACTTTCTGGATTTTCACCGGTTGAAGAACGCCGTGGACGCAATGCAAGGCCACACGTTCTATTGTGAGGATACCAAAGGTAATCTGAGGCGCTGGACGCCGCCACGACCGTTTAAGCCAACGGAGGGCAAACACTTGACCCTGTCCGAAGAATAACGCATACTTAGGACAGGTCGTCATGGGCCTCCTTTGTTGGTAGTGGTCCGCGTTTTAGTTACGTTTTGCGCGGACCACGACGACACACCATGACCCGAACCAAGGGACAGACATGACCAGCAAATCACAGGCAAGACGCAACAAGCGCGCCCAGAACAAAGCCACACCCCAAGAATGGCCCGCTGTGCGTGATGGCGTATCAGTCGCGACTCAACCCACATCACGGCCTACAGATGAACGCCTAGCGCGCGGACACTGGACGGCACCGGATAGCAAGGGCGGAGCATTTGTTGACCTGGCGTGCGATATGATCGGGCAGTTGTTTGTTTCTAAGCAAATCACAGAACAGCAGGCACAAGAGGCGCGGACGTTCTCGGAGGTCTACGCTGCATATCGTGAGGAGATTGGCATATCAGAAAGCAAATCGTGCCTAGCGGTATCATCGGGCGGGTTTGATCCAAGCGACGGCAACGAGGCAGTGTTTAAACGATACTACGCCATGAGGGACAGGATAGGGCGCGTTAAGACGTCTTTACTGCAAACGGAATGCAGCAAGGCGGCAGACGACAAGCCGCACAATCTATCGGCTTTACGCAATGCGCTGGACTGTCTAGCGGCGTAGTACAACAACAAAGGACCATGATATGGGTAAGATTACAATTGAAGACCAAGACGGAAAGCGTGTTTATATCGGGGAGTTGACTTCTATTTCGTTGTCTTATGACACTTTAGACACCTCAAGCACCAATGGGGCTCAACACGTTAGGAATGGCAAGGGGTCCCTTAATTTGTCTATGAACTTTGTAAACGGTAGAGTAGACGCGTTGCATTTTGACGAATAACCAACACAACAACAAAGGACCAAGAATATGATTGATAACGCAACAGAGGCCCATTTTCACATCAAAGGCACTGCAACAGTTTCAGTGTTGCGCGGGATGCTGTTCATTGAAAGTAAGGGAGGGTTTAAAGTGGGGCTTGGAGAGGTGACGCAAGAAAAGCTAAACGAATTAATGGCGGCTTTCAACAACCTCAACCAGCACTTATTTCCAGAGGCGCGGTTTGACGTCAACGAATTCTTAGCAAGTCAGAAGTAACCAACCCAAAAAAGGAACATGACATGGCACTAACCACCGAAACAATAGAGCTAAAAATCCTAGATTTGGAAGGCTTTAAAAATTTATCTGATGCTTTGGCGCAATGGGCTGAAGAAATGAAAAGCGCGACACATTTAATCGGTGCCGAACTCACGCTGCTTAACGCGGCTGTAAAGTTGGCGAGTGAAGAACCTACGCCAACACTTGACTAGCCCGCAAAACATGCTATTTGTTGAGGCGAAGAATTGCGTTTAATGAGCCGCATTGATGTGGTGTGATTTATGGCTATGCCACGGGGACAGGCTTTACGCCGTCCGGTCACACCTCATGAGCGCGGCAAGGGCCACCCGCCAAGGTGCATCATCGTGCTGTGGCCTGTATCCGAATGATGTTAGCGGTAGGCAGGAAGACTTGGCACGCGTTCAACCTATTCTAAGCATCTTAACCCCAAGGGGAGAGACGCAACCAACGGGCGGGACGCCCACACTCACAACATAAAGGCGGGAAGCCTATGATGTCTAAACAATCAAGTTTTTCAAGATGACGACTCACGGCGGCAAGCGCGCAAGCTCAGGCAGAAAGCCAGGTGCCACGTCATTAGCCAAGCGTGATCTAGCGGCCCTAGCAAAAGAGCATGTTGATCTGGCTTTGGGCGTGCTGGTCAAGATAGCCAAGTCAGGCAAGAGCGAACCCGCAAGGGTCACAGCGGCCAACTCGATTTTAGACCGCGCATACGGCAAGCCCATTCAAAGCAATGTTGAAGTGCCTATAGACAAAGTGCCGCAGATATTTGAGGGGTGGGATATTGAGCGCGCGAAACCTGATACGCCTTGAACTAACAGAGCCGCAAGAACGCTTCATAATGTCTACAGCCAAACATCCTGCATTTGTCGCGGGCTTTGGTGCTGGTAAGACTGAAATCATGATCTGGTCCGCCATTGGTGACGCTGCGCATAGTTCGGCGGCCCTTATCGGAATGTACGCCCCAACGTATGACCTAATTAGGCTAATCACTGCCCCTCGACTGTGCGCAAGGCTTGAAAAGATCGGCGTGCCTCACAAGTGGAATAAGTCAGAAAACATTGTATATACTTCATGGCCCCGCTTCGGTGATTTTGTTCTGCGCACAATGGACAATCCAGAGCGCATCATCGGTTACGAAACATACAGGGCGCACGTTGACGAATTAGACACGCTCAAGTCAGAAAACGCACGCAAGGTCTGGAATCAGATTGTTGCGCGTAACAGGCAAAAACCGGAGGGCATCAAGCGGCCTTTCAATCGCGTGTCGGCGTACACAACGCCAGAGGGCTTTAGGTTTGTATATGATCGATGGGCAAAGCAACCGACACCTGGATATGAATACTTCCAAGCGCCTACATACAGCAACCCCAAGCTGCCTGACGATTATGTTGAGAACTTGCGGAACACTTACCCCGCCGAATTGATCGATGCCTATATTGAGGGCATGTTTACCAACCTGACATCGGGGACGGTATACACGTCATACAATCGCGAGACACAGCGCAGCAAAGAGACATTGCGCGCAGGGGAGCCGATCAAGCTGGGCATGGACTTTAACGTAGGCAACATGGCCGCGTGTGCGTTTGTTCTGCGCGAGAATGACTGGCATTGCGTTGACGAAATAAAGGGCGGCGTTGACACCCCGTCAATGATTAACACATTGGCCGAGCGATACGCAGGCCACAGCATCACGATCTATCCAGACGCAAGCGGCAAGAACACCTCAAGCAAGGGCGCATCATTGTCAGATATCGGACTGCTACGCGGCGCAGGCTATGCCATACGGGCCAAGCCAAGCAACCCGCGCGTTAAAGACCGCGTGCTTGCCGTCAATATGGGCTTTCAGAGGGGCCGCGTGTTTGTCAACCCCGACACATGCCCAGAGACAGCGCGGTGCCTTGAACAGCAGCCGTACAACAAGCAAGGCGAACCCGAAAAGACAACGGGCCTTGACCACCAAAACGACGCCTTCGGATATCCGCTTGCCTATGAAATGCCAGTGGTTAAGCCGACAATGACATCAACAGCTTTGCCTTTCTAACATCGGCGCGCACAAACATAAATCAGGAGACGGAAAATGGCAGCACTAACAAAGTTTGCGGAGTGGATTGGCTACGCGACGAAAGCCGCGAACGTGGGCAGTGATACGTTTACAATTGCGCTCACAAACGTTGCGCCAACCGCGGCAACTGATGCAGTAATTGCAGACATTACAGAAATTGCGTACACAAACCTTTCCAGCCGTGTCCTTACCACCACATCAAGCGCGGTAACGACCGGCACGCTTAACCTTATTCTAGCAGACCTTACATTGACCGCATCGGGCGGGTCTGTTGAGGCTTGGCGTTACGTCGTGATCTATGATGAGACAGTTGCAGCCGACCCACTTGTCGCGTTCGCAGATCGGGGCAGTTCTGTCACCTTGGCCGACGGTGAATCTGTGTTGCTTGATTTTGTCGGTTCTGCGTTGACGTTCACCTAAATGGTAGTGCTAGTCAATAGGGCCAAAGTAGCCACTGCAACCACAGGCACGGGGACCATTACCCTTGGCGCGGCTGAGGATAGCTTTCAGACGTTTGCAGATGCAGGCGTAATTGACGGCAATGTGGTTCGTTATGTTATCGAGGACGGGGCGACTGCCTTTGAAATCGGCACGGGGACCTATACCGCGTCGGGTACAACGCTCACCCGCACAGTAAGCGAAAGCAGCAACGCGGATTCTGCCATTAACTTGTCAGGGTCCGCCACTGTTTTCGTGGGTGCAACCGCGGCCGACTTCTTACCGCCTGCGGCAAACGTATCACTCGTTGATACAAGCCTTGTTGTTGCCGTTGCTACTGACATGCAGGACTTTGCTGAAAAGACAGACGCCGCCCTGTTAAAGGCACGCGGCACGGGCTTTACAAGCTCCTATACGACTGCCACAGCCGCAGCAGGGGGCACGACATTTGCGCAACCGGCAGTCAACGGAGAGATATACAGCGACCAAGGCTATTTTGCGATTGCATACGCGGGCGCAACTGGCATCACGGTTGCAACTTTGTCCGCACCATCAACCTACGTTTACATTGACAACGCGGGAAACCTACAGCAGCAAACCAGCATCCCGACGCGCCAAGACTGGTCGCGCAAGATGTTTACAATGCGCATCGCGGTGGACACGGTTGCAGAAACCATCCTTGGTTTTGAGTTTCTGGGCAACCCCATCGGCCACTACGCAAACAGTGACCGAGACATATTCACCGCTTTACTGGCTCAAGGTGTGCCGTTCAAGGGCGGCCAAGTCATCACGGGCAGGGCGGGAGACTTGGGCTTTGACGTGGGTGCCGGTACTATTATGGAATACGGCGGCACAGGCGACATTAACAACCCCAACCTCCTAAGCCTCGACGCAGTAGCCAACGCCACTTACGACTTGCTTGAGCGGTCAGCCATCGCGACTGAGAACGCGACAGACCTTGTAAAGTTTTGGGACAACGCGGGCAGCATCACGGCCTTGGGTTCTGGTACTTTTGTAGCGCATAGGCTCTACCGTTTTAGCAACGGCCAATTCGCAATCCAGTATGGACAAGGCAACTACGCCAATATCGTCTTAGCCCGCGCTGGCTTGCTGATAGAAGACTACATCTTAAACGAACGCCTCTTAAACGCGACTTTCTTTGGCTGGTGGATACTCGGCGAGACAGCAACCAACACAGGCGGCACGACCTTAACAGAGTTTCGAGAATACACGATTGGCGTTCAAGGCGGCAGTTCTAGCGGCTTTGCTGGTTGCTTGCTTAGAGGCAACAACCTTTCTGATTTGCTAGATGTTGGTGCGGCTCAGTCTAACCTTGACGTGGCGGCAGCAACTTGGCTTCGCGAAACCACTACATACACAGCCAGGGCCCCATCGTCTATCATTGCGGACACATCAGGCGGTGACTGGACGTTAACACTTCCAGCGTCACCATCAACAGGCGATTACGTCCAACTGCTAGACGGCGCGGATTGGAGCGCGAACAACCTGACCGTGGCGCGCAATGGCGAAACCATTGACGGTGACGCCGCAGACCTCGTGATGAACATCGGCAACATTGCGGTTAACTTGATATATGACGGGACAACGTGGCAAATCACGGCCCAAGTCGGGGGCCAAGGTGGCGACGTGGCCACCCTAGCATCTCCTGCATTTACGGGCGTCCCTACTGCACCAACGGCAGCGTCTGGCACGGACACGACACAGCTTGCCACGACTGCCTTTGTGCAAGCTGCCGCAGGTGGTTCAACCGCCATCGCGCAAGTGCGAAATACCAGTGCGATATCGGACTTGAATGGCACCACCAGTTTTGCAGATGTCGCGATAACTGGCATCAGTGATTTCATGGACACTGGATTTACAGCCGGTGCGACTGGTATCATCTGTGGATTTACAGCGCGGATTAAAGTCACCGTTCACATTCTACAAACTAGCAACGTCCAACGATCCGCCGTAAAAGTCCGCGCCGCTGTTGGCGGGGTTGGCAGTCCAATAGAAGGCGCAAGTGGCTACATCCGTGATTCTAGCGGCCATAATGAATCCTCATCAGCAGCCACTAGTTTTATGTCCGTAACGAGTGGGCAGGAAGTGACATTGCAAACGATGCAGGAAGCCGCGTCTGGTACTGTCACAGGTCCGGCTGGCAGTTGCATGATTTCGATTACAAAGATTTAAGGTGAATAATGGCAAATCTATCTGATAAAATCACACCGAATGGTGTTGCTACCTTGGCGGGTCCAACATTCACTGGCGTGCCGTCTGGACCAACGGCAACGGCTGGAACAGATACAACGCAGCTTGCCACGACTGCCTTTGTAAAGGCGGCGGCGTTGCGGATAACAATTTCAGCCACAGAACCCACTTCGCCCGCATTGAATGATTTGTGGGTGGATACTAGCTAAACGCCGCGCCTCTAATGGTTCGATTATTAACGCAAACGCTCTAAAGCGAAGGAAAGAAAATGGTTTTTACGGTTGATAGCTATCTCAAAGCAGAGCGCGCGCTTGCGCAGATCGTGGTCGACGCCACGGCACACGATGCCGACGTATCGAGAGGCATTGAAACACTGACAGCAGCCCACACCAAACTGGATGCGATGTTGGCAACTTGGACCCCTGCCGCAGAATGGCTTGAGGAAACCGCGTTGGCAAACCCCGACGACCAAGGCTGGCAGTCGCTAAAGGTGAGAAAAGATAAGATTATCGGTGATTATATGGCTATGGTTGTTCGGGCGCAGGCCGTCCGTGATGCCGCAAACTCTGCAAACTAAGGTCAGCAATGGCATTCCCCGTAGTCGTCCAGCACGACACAACAACCGCTAAGGCCAACACGGTCAACGTCAATTATCCAACAGGAATGACGTCTGGTAATCTTGTGGTTTTCTTTCTCGGATGGGTCGATGATGCCTCACCGGTTAGCTACACCGGCAGCGCCTTACTGTCTTTGGGTGGTCAAAACGCCAATAGCAACAACCAATCAAACGTCCTTCTTTGGTATCGTGAGGTAGACGGCACAGAAGGGACCAGTGAGCCTTTCTCTTTTAACGCTGACAAAGAGACTACCGCACACGTCGTTGAGGTTAGCGGGTGGGACACATCCGAGCCACCGCTAGCCGCCTATGCCACAACAGGCAGCTCTGGAACCGTGAACCCAGACCCGCCCTCACGGGCCTGGGGATGGTCCGGCGACACACTTGCACTTGCGGGGTTCGTAATTCGCGGCAATGAGGTTATTACCACTCAACCCACCGGATACACTCAAGTTGTCTACGGCAATAGCGCTGGTAACGCGGGCCATGTTATTTCTGAAAAGGACGTAACATCAAGTCCCGAAGACCCGTCTAGCTACACAATTGAGAACTCTAAAGAAGCAGTTACCTTCACGCTTGTCATAAAGGCAGCGGCGGCGGCAAGTGGTGGGACTGTTGGTGTTTGGACTGGGTCAGCATTTGTACAAAAGCCCGTCAAGGTCTGGACTGGATCAGCATTCGAGACAAAGCCGTTGAAGCGTTGGAACGGTTCTGCGTTTGTTTAGAAAAACTAAGGGTGATCAACTTGGGTAAATTATGCTAGGCTTTTCACCTCTAGCGTCCAATGCTCTTGCCGCGTCAACTGATGTCGCGCCGAGCGGGCCAACGTACACAGACACGCTAACAACTGCGTCATTCACGTCAACGGCGGGCGCGATTGTCGCGGCCTTTGCTATTGGCCTGTCCGGCGCGGCGTACACGTCAACGGTTGGCAGCGTTACTGTTGAGCGGGCTTTCGTGCTGGAATTGTCTACAGAGGCATTTTCTAGCACGGCTGGTTCTGTTGTTCCGCAGATTACCACGCCGATTGCTGGCAATGCGTACACAAGCACGGGCGGCGCGGTTTCGTTCGTTGGCTCTACGGTCCTAAATCTAACTGGCGATGCCCTAACAAGTGTTGCCGGTTCGTTAGAAACTGCATTTACGTCGCCCCTGTCCGTTGTCGCGTTTAGCAGTTCGGTCGGTTCTTTAGTCGCGCAAATCAAAACCCCGATTGCAGGCGACTCATTCACTAGCACGACGGGTTCGCTTGAAACTGCGTTTTCTTTGCCATTGGCGGGCGTGTCATTTACATCAGCCGCAGGGGATATCAGCGCAAGTTTTACGTCGCCATTAACAGTCGAGTCATTTACTTCCACGGCTGGCGATATCGTATTCAGCACAGACACAAGCCTTGAGATTACTGGCGCTGCATTCACAAGCACAAACGGCACGCTTAGCCTAGACTTTACCACAGAAATCACCACTGAGGCATTCACCAGCACGGCGGGAAGCGTAAACTTTACCATCACGCAATTGCTTCCACTAACGGGGGCAAGCTACACCAGCACGGCAGGCGATGTTGCGTTTGTTCAGTCTTACCTCATTGGGCTAGACGGGGCCGCATATACATCAACAGCAGGCACGCTTGATCTAATCACGGGCTATGTCCTGCCGCTAACTGGCGACAGCATAACGAGCGCGGCTGGCAGTGTTGACATCTTGGTTACGCAAATCCTTGCGCTTACGGGCGAGGCGTACACGTCAGCGGCGGGCGACGTAACGATTACACTTGTTGGCGAATACAACGGGTTTTCTAATTTCGGAGCCTTAGTTCCTGCCGAATTGCGCGGCGTATCAATTGCAGCGCGCACCAATGGCGCGGGCGTCGCGACTAGAAATAACGGGGCTTCTGTCGCTATCAGAACAAACGGCGCGGGTGTACTTACGGAAGTGCGCGGCGCATATATTTAACTTACGGAGAGGGCATCAAATGTCTCTGACTTGGCCGGTAAAAGACCCTAATGCGGTTCTGGATTATTTCCTAGACTGGACATCGTGGCTTACTACGGGGGACACGATTGACAGCATCGTTTGGACAGTGCCGTCAGGCTTGACCCTTGAGACACAAACCATAAGCGGGGCCAAGGCTTACGCATGGCTGTCAGGCGGTACAGCAGGCGCGTCATACGACATTCTGTGCCGCATCACAACTGCAGACGGACGCATCGACGACCGCACGGTTAGCATTCAAGTAAATGAAAAGTAATCCAACCAGCCCGCCATTTCTAAGGAAACAAAAATGTCAAAGACAGTAAACAAGCAATCCAAAGCGATGGCAAAAATGGTTGAGGCCGCTGCAAAGGGCCGCGCGCTTATGGGCGGGACCGATACCATGCGCGAGGCGGGCAAGACGTACCTGCCAAAGTTCAAGGCAGAGCTAGACGCAGACTATCAAGCGCGGCTGGACTCATCGTGGCTGTTTAACGGGATGCGCAAGACGGTCAAGGATATGACGGGGCGCGTGTTCACCAAGCCGATTGAGATTGTTGAAGGCAGCGAACGCCTCAAGGATTTTGCCACAGACATCAACATGCAGGGCCAAGACCTAAGCGCGTTTGCGTCTGACGTGTTCAAGGACGCGTTTGTGCCTGGTATCTCGTTTATCATGGTTGACGCGCCTCGACGTGAGGGTGAAACAACCCGCGCGGCCGCGGCGTCGTTGGGCTTGCGGCCTTATATGGTGCATTTGCGGGTTGAGGACATCCTTGGTTTCAAGACGGAGCAGTTTAACAACGTTCTGGCGTTGTCGATGTTGCGGATTATGGAATCGGTGACAGAGGACGATCCGAAAGACGAGTTCACGCAAATCAATGTGGATCAGGTGCGCGTGCTTACGCGTGAGGCCAACACGGTATCGGTTCGCATCTATCGCAAGAATGACAAAGACGAATGGTTGGTTGTGGATGAGTACGTCACCAGCAGCGAAGAAATTACCGTCATTCCGTTTTACGCACAGCGCACGGGTTTCTTTATGGCCGAGCCTGTCTTAGAAGATTTGGCTGATGTTAACATTGCGCACTGGCAATCTCAGTCGGATCAACGCCACATCCTGCACTTTGCGCGCGTGCCAATCCTGTTCGCGTCTGGACGTGGCGAGGATGAGCCTCTGGTCATCAGCGCAAGCCAAGCCGTTACATCGCGCAATTCCGACGCCAAACTAGAATGGGTTGAACACTCAGGCGCAGCAATCGGCGCGGGACGGACAGACTTGCAAGACCTGCAATACCAAATGCAGGCGCTCGGCTTGCAATTGCTTGTGGCCAGCCATGAAACGGCAACCGGCGCTGTGCTGGATTCAACCAAGGAAACATCCACCCTGTCACAAATGGCGGACAACCTCAAAGACGCGCTTGAACAGGCGCTTGAGTGGATGGCGTTTTATGCGGGCGATCCAGAGCAGAATATCAAAGTTGATGTCAACAAAGACTTTGGCATCGTGCCGTTGACCGCGCAGGAAGTCCAAGTGATGCAGGCCGACGTTAACTTGGGGCTGTTGTCCAAAGAGGCGTACTATGCCGAGCGCAAGCGGCGCGGGTTCCTCAGTCCCGATCTGGACACACAGGCGGACATGGACGCCGTTGCAAGCGCACCGCCCGACCTGACAGGCGAAGGCCTTGATTTGGGCGATGGATCGGCGTAGGGTTAACGCTTAACAAGGAAGAATGAACCATGAAGCTACAATATGTTGAAAATGCGCGTTTTGCTCAAAAATCTTGGTTTGAAAAGCTAACGGGCTTTCGTTTGCCCGCGCCGACATCGCAAGATATCAACCAAAGCAACTTAGTGCCAGACGGTATCGCATACGTTGTTAAAATGGGCGAACGTAAATCCTACTGGCACGGTGTAACATTTCCCAAGCTGCTGTCTTATGTATTTCTGCGCGCAATTGGAGCGGCAATGTTTGCCACCCCTAGCCTTGTCGCACTTGGGGTCATTGTTGAGTATCCGGCAATGGGCGCAATGTTCCTTTTGTTTTCTGTTGCTGGTTTGGTATTAACAGCAACTTACATTTCAGAAATCTGCAACATACGCCGCATAAAGCCCAACCAATGACAAACGCCAACGATAAAATCCTTGACCGCATGACAACCCGCGCGCTTGACCTGCAAAGGCTTGCGGCGGGGCAAGCGCGTGACGTGTCGCGGTTCCTCAATGAGTTGCAAGGCGATATCGTGGCGCAGCTTGCGCGGATTGATCCGACGGGGATCGGCAGTATCTCAAGGCGACAGGCGCGGCTGGAAAAGCTACTCAAGCAGGTTAAGGAAACAATCACCGCGGCATATCGCACAGAGGGCAAACGCCTTGCGAACGAACTGCGCGAGATTGCGGACATGGAAGCGCGGTTTGCGGTATCGGCAATCAACCAAGGCGCGGGCGTTCAGCTTATCACCACAGAGCTAACACGCGGGCAGCTAGTGGCCATCACGGGCGATCTGTTAGTGCAGGGCGCACCCGTATCCGATTGGATATCACGGCAGGGCGGCGATACGCTACAGCGGTTCCAAGACAACATGCGGCTTGGCATTGCTCAGGGCGAGACAAACGGGCAGCTAATCCGGCGCATTCGGGGCGGACGGCAGGGCGGCGAAGCTGTCAAGGGCTTCATGGACATCACGCGCGCGCACGCAGACAGCCTTGTTAGATCGGCAACGCAGGCCGTTTCTCAGGCATCGCGGCAAGCGGTCTACAATGAGAACGACGACATTATCAAAGCCGAGCAATGGGTCAGCACGATTGACCTGCGCACAACGGTTGAGTGTTCGGGGCGCGACGGGCTAACATATACAGTTGGCGCGCATGAACCTATCGGCCATTCATTGCCTTGGCTTGGCGGGCCTGGCAATCTGCATTGGGGTTGCCGGTCAACATCCACGCCAGTTCTGAAATCGTTTAGGGAGCTTGGCCTAGACATTGACGAGGTGCCAGCATCTACACGCGCAAGCCTTGACGGTCAAATTCCGCAGGACACCACATTCGAGGGCTGGCTATCACGGCGCACGGTCAAGGAGCAGAACGAGAACCTTGGCGTTGGCCGTGCAAAGCTATGGCGCGACGGTGATATTTCGTTCCGCGACCTGATGGATGCAAACGGGCGTCCGCTATCGCTTGAGGAATTGCGCGCGCGGGTGTAGGGTTAAGCCGAGGCAAAATCCTTCATAACAATGCCATTTCTGCCTTCCTGCATAAGCAGCTTACATGTGCTGTATTGCGGATCAATCCAAGGCTTTTTTGTAAAGCCATTAACGTGACCGCCCCAATTCCCGTGCCCATTTTCATTGCCTGCATTTTTATGAGCAAGAGAGCGCGCATGAGCCTCAGAGTCCGCACGAACGACAAACCCAAAAGATTTATCAAACCAAGGCTCCCAAGGGTTGTTTTTAAGATTCTTCACTGGACGTAAAATCCAAATTGCCATGGTATTATCCCTTGCTGCGGTTCCGTTGCCCCTTATACACATACTTCCAACTAATCCGCAATCTATAATTCGCAATGATCCGAAACAATCAAACCCCTTGCACCCCGCGTGAAAGTGGTGTATTTCTGTGCTTGAATAACTGTGACTTGCGGGAGGCTATGCAATGAACTGGCAACCTCACTTCTGCTATGAGAGCAAAACAACCCACCGCAACGGCACTGAAACGCGCTATGTGCGGCACTGGATTTTTGGCGTGCTTGTTCGCGATACGTTTCCAAAAGTTAAAACGGTAATAGCTGACGATGTGCCAGCATATAGCGATATGATTTGGACTGAGTTAAAAAAAGGTCCGCCTGTTTTGCTACGCGGCGGCATCACTAAGCCCTAACACACGAACAACAATCGAACCAAACAACCCTGCATCTGCGGGGCTTTTTGCGTTGGCGGGATGCCAGCGCCTTAACGGCGGGAAGCTGAACTATGAAAATCGAAGTAACCGACGCAACCACCCTCCCAGAATGGCTACAGGGCCACGTATCAGAGGGTTCATTGGACCTTGGCGCACTTGCTGCGCCAGAGGACGTGGCGGGGCTTAAAACCGCCCTATCGAAAGAACGCGGCAACGCAGCGGCCTATAGCAAATATGGATCGCCGGAAGATATTGACGCCAAGTTTGCCGACCTAGCCGAAAAGGCCAAGGGTACAGGCAAGGGCGCGGACGACGCGCAGGCCAAACTGGACGCGATGAAAACAGACTACGAGGGCAAGTTAACCGGCGCTAACGACCGCATTTCAAAGATGATGCAGCGCGGCGCATCTAGCGACCTCAAGGCAGAGTTGGCGAAAGCTGGCTTTATCTCAGAATCAATTGACGACATTGCATCAAGCGCGATGGGCCGTCTCAAGTTTACAGAAGACGGCACCGCGCAAGTGATGACGTCCGACGGAAAGCCGATGATTGGATCAGGTTCCGACCACGGTGCGACCTTAGCCGATCTGGCGAAGGAACTTGCCACATCTAAATCGTACGCGGTTCGGGATGCAGGCAAGGGCGGCGGCGGGAAGCCAGCCGGATCACAGGGCGGGACGCCTGACAAGAAAACCATCACGAAAGCAAATTGGGATTCATTGGATCACATTGAGCGTCGTGATTTCGCAAAATCAGGCGGCAAAATCACCGAGTGATACCGCAGTAAAAAGAAAGAAACACAATGGCTAATACCTTCACAGACCTTGTATCAGACATCTACGTCGCGGCAGATATTGTCGCGCGTGAATTGGTCGGATTCATCCCCGCAGTAACCATCAACCGTGGCTCGGAAGTTGCTGCGTTTGGCGATACGGTTCGGGCCGCCTATACGCGCCAACCTACACTGAACACAGCCTACAACCCTTCCATGACCATTCCAGAAGGTGACGATCAGGTCGTTGACAATAAGACCATGACAATCAGTCAGGTTGCAAACGTCAAGATGCACTACAACGGCGAGGAAGTCCGGAGCCTTGATAATGGCGTCGGGTTCCAGTCGATTTATGGCGACCAGATCACTCAGGCCATGCGTACTGTGACAAACGCCATTGAAGCACACGTGGCAACGGTCGTATATCAAGGCGCATCGCGCGCTACTGGTGCCGCTGGTACCACGCCATTCGGCTCCAATTTCGACACCGTTGCTGAAGCGCGCCAAATCCTTGTGGATAACGGCACTCCAACCGACGGCCAGATTTCAATGGTTATGAACACCCTCGCAAGCACAAAACTGCGCAATCTTGCACAGTTGCAAAAAGCTAACGAAGCGGGCGGCGATAGCCTGCTTCGTCAAGGCGTATTGCTTGACTTGCAAGGCGTTGCTATGCGCGAAAGTGCGGAAGTTCAAAGCCATGTTAAAGGCACGGCGGTCAGTTCGCTTGTCAATGGTGCCTTGGCTGTCGGCGCGACTGCGATTGTTTTCGATACCGCAACAGCGGGCGCAACCGGATTCAAAGCTGGCGACGTTATCACATTTGCGGCTGACACCGTAAATAAGTACGTTGTCGAAACTGGCCTTGTCGGCACTTCCGGCACGATTACTATCGCTGGGCCTGGTCTGCGCGTTGCAATCCCTGACAATAACGCAATCACTGTTGGGGCTACCTACACCGGCAACTCGGTATTTCACCGCCAAGCGGTTGAGCTTGTTTCTCGTGCGCCACAAGAGCCTCCTTTCGGTGACGCGGCCACGTTCACGCAGGTCATTCAAGACCCGCTGTCTGGCCTGTCTTATCGCGTGTCGGTTTATCAGGGCTACGGCAAAAACATGATTGACGTTTCGACATATTATCAGGCCAAAGTTTGGAAGCCTGATTTCGTTGCTACATTGCTCGGCTAAATTTAGCAGGGGGGCGGGCTTAGGTTCGCCCCCTCACTAAGTTTAGAGGGTTTGCACAATGGCATTAGACACCACAATCGGCGGCACGGCCTCAGACAGCTACGGCACGCTTGCGGCTTATACAGCGTATGCGCTGGGCATGGGCTGGACGCTTGCGGCTACAGACGCGCTAAACGAAATCAACCTGCGCAAGGGCGCGACGTATCTGGACCGCAAGTATTCCTTCATTGGAATGCAGCAGTACCAATACCAAGCCCTTTCATGGCCTAGACTTGTCAACGACTTGGTTGACGATTGGCCGATTGACCCCGACACAATCCCGCTTGATATCATTCACGCGCAGTTTGAGGTTGCCTACATCTTGCAAGGCGGGCTTGAGCCATTCGCAACAATCGAAACACACAGCACGGGCGACATGCTAAAAGTTGGCCCTATTACGCTTGATGAAGAAACGCTGCCGACATCTACACCGCGCATCGTTGCGGTTGAGGGACTGTTGCGCGGCTACATTCGCGGCGGCGTTGGCATGGCAAACATGGTGCGCGGCTAATGGCTACCGTTCGCAGCCGTGTCACAAAAGCCTTTGATAAGTTGGCCGCAAAGCAGCCCGACATCATCCAGACCGGCACCATTCAACAGCCCGCACCAATGGCAAGCGGCGGCGGTCCATCCGATCCAACGGGCGGCACAATCGGGACCGCGCCTAATCCGGTATCTGTTCGCATGGCTGTGTTTGAGATTGCAGAGCGCAGGATTGACGGCACTAACATCCAAGCAGGCGACTATCAGGTTATTGTGGAACCCACATCAATTGAAATAGCGCTTGACGATCTGATTATCTGCGACCGTGGCACGCTAACGATTGCCATGCTTGGCCGCGTTGCACCTGGCGGCGTGACTGCGCTTAACGATCTGGTGTGCCGTGGCTAGGGGCAGTTTTGAGGACCAGCTAAGGGCCTTCCAAGTTAAGACAGAGCGCAAACTGGACGAGGTGCCGCGCAAAGTAGTTTTCCGAATGTTCAAAAACATCATTGACAAAACGCCTGTAGATAAAGGCGGGGCGCGGGCGAATTGGCAAACCTCAACTGGATCACCAGCAACAGGGACGATTGACACAACAGACAGGACTGGTGCTGCAACCTTGGCTAAAGCAAGGGCAGTTCTTGCAAGTGCCAACGCAGGCGACACGATCTATATGGCAAACAATCTGCCTTACATTCGCAAGCTAGAAGAAGGCGGATATCCAGACGGACCAAAAACAGTCGGCGGATTTTCACGGCAAGCCCCTGCCGGAATGGTTGCCTTAACGGTTCAGGAGTTTGCCGCAATAGTTAAGCAAATCGGCCTAGAGGTAAGTATGCAATGAGCGACGTTGACAGCGACATCACGCAAGCACTGAACACACAAGCCGAGGTCATGATTGCGGCGCTTGGCTACACGGCAATCTGGCCACGTAAGGGCGGAGACAAGCCCGCGGGCGAACACATCACTATTCAGTACCTACGCAACGACGACGTGCCTTTGGGCCTGTCCGATCAAGTTTACACACGCCAAGGCTTTTTGATTGTGACGCTGGTTTCGCCGTTGGACGTTTACGACGTAGTGACCCGCAAGCAGGCGGGCGCAATTGGTGCCTATTTCCTGCGCGCCCAACGATTCACCGCCAACGGCACCGTGGTCACAATCGCAGGCTCAACCATTCGCAACGGACGGCAAGAAGGCCAGCGATGGGAAACACCAATCTACATCAGTTATCGGAGCATAACATGAGCAAGAAACAAACCTATCCAACCCGCATCGACGAAAAGATGACGGACCTGTCACCAGAACCAGAGGCACCAAAGCTGGTCTTTCTGACAAACAAGGCGGGCGCGTTTGCGAACCCCTTGGCATCAGACTTTGACGCTTGGGCCGCAATCGGCTGGTACAAGGTTTAGAAATACCCCCCGCACGCGGGTGCCAATAACGGCAGAGCGGCGACCCCTCAAATGACAACCCCCAAGAGGGGTCCAAATCGCTTGAAAGGATACCAAGCAAATGACGACAAACAATCAAATCGGCCTTACGCTCTACGGCGTTCCAGGCGCACCCGCCACAAACAACAAGGCGGGCATGGAAGCATTGACCTTTGTGCAGCTTAAAGGCACGCAAATGTTGCCGTCTTTTGGTGTGACACACGCAAACATTGACGTGTCAGACCTTGGCAC